CCTACTTGTATTGAATCTGTACGGCAGTTATGCCTTACATTCAAAAAGGTGGAACTTGACTGTACCCCTGAAAGGGTCCAGGCGGCGCTTGATAACTTCGTCGCGATTGAGCAATCTCTCGAGACGTTTTCCGTTCCAAACGAAGAATCATCCAAGTTTTTGGCTGTTTCTTCTGTGCTCTGGGACAGTCTGGTTGCTGATTTTCAGCTTTCAGAATGTTTTCCGAAGCACGGTCCTGGAGCTACTTCCGAACGAGTTTCTGGAAATCAGAAATTTCGTTGGAAAGAGTGGAACGATAGACTTGAGCCTTATTTCCCTATTATCGATAATGGTTACCCTTTGGGTACCCCTGTTGATTCTAAGGAGCTCAAAATGGTTACTATCGTTCCAGAATCAGATGAACGCCCTGTTAGGGTGGTCACTGTTCCGAAAACGCTCAAGAGTCCCCGAGTAATTGCTATTGAACCCAGTTGCATGCAATTCGTGCAGCAAGGGATTCGAGATTACTTATATAGTCGTCTCGAATCGTATTGGTTAACGGCTGGTCACATTAACTTCCGTGACCAGACCATTAACCAAAGGTTAGCAATTAGTGGTTCGACCACGGGTCGATTAGCAACGATCGATCTGTCAGATGCTAGTGATCGTGTTCCACGCTCACTTGCTCTGGAAATGTTTCGTTCAAATCCCGATTTGAGGGATGCGATCGACGCGTGTCGGTCTACCAAGGCGGAACTTCCGGATGGGAGAATAATATCTCCCCTCTACAAGTTCGCGTCTATGGGTAGTGCTCTGTGTTTCCCTATTGAGGCAATGTACTTCTACACAATTTGTGTAGTTGCCTCTCTCGAGAAGCATAACCTTCCTGCAATTCCTAGTAACATCTTTAAGGTTACCAGGGAGTTGTACGTCTACGGGGACGACATCGTCGTCCCGACAGACGAGGCGGATTCTGTTCTCGCTCACCTGCTAAAGTACAATTGCAAGGTGAACCCAAACAAGTCTTTCGTGAGCGGAAGCTTCCGAGAGTCATGTGGGATTGACGCGTATGCGGGATATGAGGTAACACCTACATATCTTCGACAGCCACGTCCTGAGAACAGGCAACAAGCTGATAGAATCGTCTCATGGATAGCCACAGCTAATCTCTTCTACTTGAAGGGTTACTGGCGGACTACTCAGTTCATGTTTAATACACTTGAACGACTCATCGGGCCTTTGCCCTATGTGTCTGAAACGAGCC